GTTGCTGCATCAAGTTCTCCAGTTAATGTTACATTCCTAAAACTAGCTGCGTCTTTATTTGAATCGACAACAACTGCTTTACTTGCAGCAACTGTTCCGGCAGTTATTCCATCTAACATTTCTAATTCTGCTTCAGTAAGTTCTGCGTTAGAACCAAGAGTTAATGTTCCGGTAACTGTAAGATTATCATTAATAGTTACTTCAGAAGTAGTATGTCCAATTGAAATTGGTACACCTGAAGTTGCAGTACCTATAGTAATACCGTTTGATGTATTAGAATTGTCTATATTTAATGATGTTGTTGCATCTAATGAAATAGTTGTACCATCAACAGCTAGTGTGCCATCTATATCTGTATTATCTAAATTAGCTGTACCATCTACATCAATATCTCCGGCAAGATCAATTCCAGCATCACCTGCAAAAACTAGATCATCAGCTGAAGTGTCCCACAACATATAGGCACTTGCTGTGTCTCCAAAAAACTTTATATCGTATCCTTGATCATCTGCACCAACTGTAAGAGTTGCATCTAATTGTACAGCACCATCTATATCAACAGCATCTAAGTTTGAAGTTCCATCAATATCCATGTTTCCAGAGATATCTAATTCAGTTGCAATTACTTTATCATTAAATGTAGCTGCTCCTGCTGCTGACATATCAAGAGATAATGCTGTAATTGCAGAACCTCCGTCATTACCTTTAATTGAAAAATCTTTATCTGATACTTTAGTTTCTAAAATTACATCACTACTAGAATTGTAGATACGTGCCATTTCTGTGCCATCGTCTTCATAGACAATACCACTTCCAGCTGTACCCGCATCTAGTGTAATACCACCAGCAGATTCTACATTGATAGAATCAACAGCAGTACCATCAGATACTAAATCTAAATCACCATCAGCATTTGAATAAATATATGTTCCTGTGTCTTGGAATGTTAACTTGTTAGTTGAATTTAATGTAAGTCCAGTTCCGTCTGTATGAGTTAAAGTTGTATCCGAATCAGCTCCAAACTTTAATACAGCTGAATCTGATCCAAGAATAAGATCATCTGGTAATGTTACATCAGCACTCGCATCTTCATAAACTGCCTTACTTGCTGGTTGCGTTACAAACACATCTTTAGTACCTGCGCTAAAATCAACAGCACTATCACTATTAGAACTAGTTAAAACTGTTGTTCGTGCAAGTGTGTCCGTCGATGCGTCTGTAACTGTACCTACCCCTAATTCCCACTCTGCTTCTGTTCTATGAACAATCGCATAATAAGTTGTGTTGCTATTCCCTACTCCAGCAACAAAGGTTTGAAAACCACTAACAGCTCCATCTAAATTTAAAGTTCCTGTTCCTGTGGTGCTCGACGTTTCCCGGACTCTATCGTCTAATACTAATGCCATACTTATCCCTTATTCGATTGATCTGCTCTACGATTTTCAAGCTCAGCATTAACAGACACTAATGCTTCTTGATAACGCTTTTCGTAAAGCTGCATCATTTGTGGATTTTTATCATAAATTGCAGCTTCAATTAAACATCCATACAATAATAAATCGTATGCATTTGCTGTTAACCAACTAGTAGTATTGCTACTAGATAAAGCAGTAAATCTTTTCCTATAATTCATTTCAATTGTAAGTGCCGCACTTGGTGTTGGTGCAACAACAAACACATCATCATTCCAATCTGCATAAAATTTTGGTGTTCCTGTACTTGACCGTGTAGGCCAATACTCATTAATAAAACTAACGTCTCTATATTCAATTGCAGTTCTTTTAGATGTTGATGATAATAAACTAAATGATATCATGGTAATTAAATCACTTGGTTTAGTTATATATGCATCACCAATAGTTAATGAAGCTGTTTGGTGTTTATATAATTCTGGGCAATTTCTTAGCTCTCTTGATAAACGTAATTCAACAGTATCAATAAATTGATCACTTTCAGTTGCAAAATCAGAACTGTTATTTTCCGTTAGATCAATTAAATCTGCTTTTAGTATTGCATAAGTTGTCATAATTCCTCGCTACGATGTAGAAACAGTAACTGTCCCCATCTCAAATTGCATAATTAAATCTGGTATTGTATCTGCAGGTTTTGTACTACCTGATGCAGCCACTTCAAATCTTGCTTCTGCACCTCCACCAATTTTAGCATACACTGTGTGTGCTTCTTTTGGTCTTGCATTTTCCAACGCCTGTGCATCAGCAGCAACTGGTCCTGGCTCTAGCTGCGGATGTTTACCTTCGTATTCAGTTTTATGAACGAAAGAACCATTCCATTCTTTTACCATTTCTTTATAGGGAAAAGCAACCCCACTTCTATCTGATATAGCTTTCGAATGTTTTCCTCTTGCCCTTGCCATATTAGTTCGCCAATGGGTTTTCTGATCGAGCTATTGCTTCTTCAATTTTTATCCCGTTAAATTCTATTGCTTTTGCATTAATTGCAATATCAGCTTTTAATGCGTCAACTGACCCTGCAAGTGATCTCATTGCTGCTTGTAGATCTTGATAGTCTTCTTCTTGAGCTGCACCAAGTGAATTAGCTCTATCATTTATCTTTTCATTGAGTTCTTTTATATCTTCAGTAATTCCTGATAAATCGGTTGTCTCATAAGACACATTTTCAACAGCACTTAATCTTGTATTAAATTCTCCCCATGCATAAAAGCCTCCACCAATAGCTCCAATAACACCAACTAGGGCTGCATATGATGACAACTTATTCATTAGATCTGGCATTTAACATCTCCTTCAATTCTATTAAAACCTTAGTTTTCCTGCTGTTGATATCCCGCATTTTCTTCTCATGCTGGACCACAGGATCTTGGCCGACCATATTTGTGACCATAGCAACCTGATCATTATAAATGGTATAATCGTATGTGTCTAGACTGATTTGATTGAAGAATGCAGGATTTCCACTTGGTAATTGCCTAGTATCAAACAGTGCAGCATTCATATTAAAGTAGCTCGACATATCTGGTTGCTGAGAGATCATCTCTCTACTTACAATTTCATTGATTACATTAAGAGTGGCCGTTGTCCGTTGTACGGTGTTCTTTATCTGTGATTTAATGACATTTTCAATAGCCACTAATTTAACGTCAAGCTCAGTTTCTAACTCTGGTTCTCCTTGAACATCTTCTGATACAGGATCTGGTTCTTTAGTTGGACTTCCTTGAGCAACTGCGAGCTCAGTTGGCTCCTCGTCTGCTTCTTCTTGTTCGGCAACGTCTGTTGTCTCCTCCGGCTCGTCTGCAATAGGGCTTTCGCTACTGGGTTGTTCTTCAACTTCATCAGGTTCCTCCGTTTGCGGTTCATTGTCAACGGACGCTACTGTCTCCATTGGAGATTCGTCCATAGGCTCTTCCTCTATTATATCTTCTTCTATTGGTTCTTCAATTATTTCTTCTACCATTTCCATAGGAGGCTCTTCTTCAAAATATTCTTCAAATACTTCTTCAAACATCTCTTCCGCCATTTCCATATCAAATTCTTCCATTGGCATATCTTCGAACATTTCATCAAACTCTTCTATGAACGCCTCATCAGTAAATGCTTCCATGTAAATTTCATCATCGAAGTACATTTCTTCCTCAAAGTACATTTCTTCCATTGGAGGTAGTTCGGCCATATCAAATTCTTCGAAATATTCTACTTCTTCAAAGGCAAGAGTTTCTGGAATAAATTCTTCCATGAAAACGTCTTCGTAATAGTCGTCTTGATAATAATCGTCTTCAAAAAAAAATTCATCAAGTGTTAAATAGTCCTCTTCTATTTCAAACTCTTCTTCTTCAAAGTAATCATCATTGAATGAGTATTCAATTTCTATCTCTTCAGGCATAAAATATTCTTCTTCATATTGATATATATCTTCTAGATATAGGTCATCTTCAAAGGTATCTAAGAAAGTTTCAACATCTGCTATCTCTTCCTGGGCCGGACAGGTTGGAGGCGACTTCTCATAACAATAGGTTATATTAGTTACAGTAGTTGAAGTTAAAGCTTGATAGTTTAGCTTGAGTTCAGGGCGCACCACATCGACGCCGCTGTGGCCTCCGTTCCAATTACCAGCAGCATTATCTATATCAAATGTAAATCTTGAAGTGATTGTACCATGCGTGTTCTCTGTATTAGGTGCAATAGTTAGCGTGTTTGAATAATTATTAAACTGATAATTGTGGTTAGTAGTGTCTTCAAAAATAATACTTTGTGTGGTTGTATCAATACCATTAGTTGCTGTTTGCGTCATGGTAACTGTTGATTCCCATTGATTCCACCATCTTATGTCTGCAGATAATTCAGAAGTTAACCCTTGTTGTAATTCTTGTTCTGTTAGTATGCCTTGAGAATTAATTGTAGACTCAGCATATTTACCATCTTTACCTGTAAGATAAATTGATTCATTAATGTCAGATGAATCAGGAAACATAGTGCCTGTCCAAGTACCATCATTCCATTGTTGAGATAATAAATTACCAGTGGTAACTGGATTACCGGTTGTAATAGTAGTTATGGTTGTAGTATCACCAGGATTAGGAGTGTCTTCAACAGTTACAGTCTGACTATTCGCTACCGAGCTTGACAGGATTACCGCTGCCATCAACGATATAAGCTTCCTTATCATCCATTGCCTCCGTAATCTTTGCATCAACTTTTTCCATGTATCTTAGAGTCTTTGTATACTCTTCGTAGTCTGGTCTTTCTTGATCATATTTATTCCATTCTTCTAGAGCCAAATCTCCAATTTTTCCATTGAATGGGCACGGAGTACCCGCATGAGCCATGGCCGAGAACACTCTGGCATCTTGACAAAGTATAGATACAGCCGCGACCTTCATGTTAAAGTCGAACAGTAATTTTGATAATTTCATACGCTCACAATTCATATCACGCTTTGTAACACCAATACTTCCACCTATTAATGGTTTCTGTATTCCTAACCCAACACCTACAGTACAAAGGTCCTGCGACATGGCTGAAATTCCAGGGGCTGATGCTGACGGTACTGTTCTAGTATCACCAGTATAAGAGTTATTGTTAGTAGTAGAAGTAGTAGAAGTTGAACTTGAACTTCCCTGTTGGTACGTCGTGCTGGAAGTACTTGTATATCCACCCGTGATGGCGGTATTGGAACCACTTGAGTTTACTTGATCGTTTGTTGTGGCACCAGAAGACGTAAGATCCCCATCAGCCATAGCAGAATTCATTAATGCTCCGAAAACCCAAAGCATAGCAATGGTTACACCTGCGATAATAAAAACGTTAAATTTCATACTGCCCCTGTAGAAGTTGACCAAATATACCCCATTAACAGCAAAAAACCAATTAAATATATCTTAAGCTCTAACAATTGTTTCAAACCACTCTTCTAATTGCTTTTTAGATTGCATACCTACTTTAGTACTAATACGTTCTCGATCTCTGTATATAGTTAACTGAGGTATTCCTCTAACTTTAAGTCTATTAGCGGTCAAAGGATTCTTGTCTACATCTAGGTGATATAAAGGAATAGGTAATTCCATGTCGTCTAAAGTTTTTTGTAAAACTTTACAAGGATTGCACCAATCGGCACTGGCTTTAATAAGAAGTGCTTTTTCTTTATCTATTATAGACGTAAAGTTTTGATCATTAATTTCCATCACTAGTCCCCCGTTTAATAAAAATTCTGATTATAAATTTAATAAATTTTTTTATGTGCCCTAGCACAAACTCATTCAAAAACCATCTTACCACACGCATTACAATAAGTATAGGGCTAGATAAAACATCAAATATAACAAGAGCTATGTCAACCCCTGTGTCAACTATATTATCTAAATTAAAATATTTCTTAATTCCCAGTCGGGTTTTCTGTAAGGATTTTAACAATTCTTTTTCTCCCCATGTCCATCTCGACCTCGGCCTCCACCTGGACACACTGCATATATACCCCTTCTTGATCAGGGCCTATGTTTTGCATAGCTGTGCGTTTAGTTTTAAGACAGTCAGCCATCCCTTCAGTCGGCACTGATTCTATTACACCACCATTTACAATCAATAATACTGCGAATAGTGTTTCAATCATGTGCTATTCCATTCTGTCTTATCTTATCAAGTAGCTGTTCAACATCTATCATACGTTCTTCAATAAATTGTATTTGCATATTTAATTTTGAAATTTCAGGAATCTCTGCGTTAACATGTGTACGAAGTTCTTCTTGTGTTTTTGAAAGCCATTCCACGAGCATGTAGAGCTCGTTTACTTGTGGACTGACCATGGTGCCTTTGGGGACACCGTCTATAAATTCATTA